ACTATTATTGGCTGTGTCTGAAATATATAACCAGTTTTTGTCTCCGGATATTGCTAACGCACTACCCCAATTTGTTACACCCGCAGGTGCTTCAATTGCAGTTTGTAATAGTTGTAATTCATCTACTGCAGTAGTAATAATCAATTGATAAATGTTTATTTTTCTATCAGCGGTAGTTGCTCCTGTTGGCTGTGATATAACAAATATATCATCACTATAAGCAATAGTTGCACCAAATGATGCACTTCCAGTTAATGTTTGTGTTAATTGATATACTTGAAATAATTCATTAAACACATAACGATATACAATACCAGCATCTGCATCGCTTATTAAATATCCTAGACCATCAGTATATGCAACTGCATTACCAAATGATTGTGACCCTGCTTTAGTTAACTCAGAAGCATAACTATAATTAATATCTTTGCGATATACAGCCCAACTACCATCATTGTTAGTGTCTACCCATACTTTATTTTTTACAAATTCATTATTCAATAATGGTAAATTAATAATATCACTTGGATTATCAACACGCTGTGATTGAAACTTAAAACCAATACCTTGTCCTGTAATAGAAGTAATAGACGGATCTAACGTAACATTAACTAAAATACTATGTGGATCAACTATGGTATTAGCAACATAATAACCATTCAATGAATCATTAAAATTCACAACTGCAAACGGTTGATATTTTGATAAGTTATGGGGAGTATTGAATACTATAGTAACTGTACCATTTAAATTGTTTTTCGCAAATATCACTTGACCCAAACTTATAGGAGTCATTACATCCCAAGTACCTTGGTAGTTAGCTAACCAAACATACTGTCCTACATATAAGTTTGATATAGGAATTACTTCTCCGCTAGGTGCAGTGCTAGTTGATAAGTTAGAATAATAATATGCCGCAATTCGCATATCATTAAAATTAGCATAACCTGCATCAGGGAATAATTGTGTAGGTGTATCAATTGGTAATAACGGAAGTACGTTTGTATTAGTTATTGGGCGTCCATAATTATACAAGCTATACAACGGTACTTCTTGCTGTACTCCGTCTGTATACACTCCGTTTGTTAGTCCAACAATACTTGGATTACCGGTTAATAATGTTTCATTTAGTTTAAAGTCAACAAAATTACTGTTCAGTACGCCCCCAAATTCACCTGACTTGATAGCCCAGTTTTCATAGATATCATAATCAATACCACCTTGAGGTAAACTAGCACCCTTAAAGGCGCTGGCTGCATTCAATGTACCTTTATTCTTAATAAAGTTTTTGTAAACATTAATCTGTGTAATGTCGGTTAAGTCAGCAAGAGCCAAATAATCACGTGGACGATAACCAATCAAACTGAAACTTAATAAGTCAGCATCATTTTCTAAGTTAGTTTTGTTTACATCATAATACAATGTACTTTCGTATGAACGGGTACTTGTATTTGGTAACAAACCTTTTTGTATTTCGTTATAATCTGTTTGTTTCCAATCACGTTCATCAAATAGTTCTTTTGCTTGAATAATTTTAATAGCAATCCAGTATTTGTTTTTGTATTTGACAATAGATCCGGTAGTATACTTGACTTCTTTACTCCATTCAAGTATATTATCTTGATTAAGAATAAAGCCCTGAGCATCTATTGTACCATTCCATTCAGCGGTTTTTGTTCCACGCAAGATAATACGGTTTTGACGTAGACCGGTAACTAGATTATAAATCACATCCCCAAATAATGTAATATTATCAAATACAATACCGTGTTCAAAATTACTAATATTGAATTGACCGTATGCAACAGTATCACCTTGATTTAACGGCTGTGCTGTGAATAAGGTACCATCACGAACAATGCTCAAATCAACACTTTGTATTGGATATAAATTTTGATTCAATACAAAATTTTGTTGTTGCAGTGTTAATGGCTGTACAATATAACTATCTTTGTTAATAGATATTAGGTCGGCAGCTGGATTTATATTAACTATACTACCAGTTTCCCATCCAGATTGAGCCCAATACAAATATTCAGCAACCATTTGTCTCCAGCTCACTTTTAATCCAGATTCTATTTGATCAAATAATACACCTTGACTTGCTAAATATCTACCATAACTTTCTAAGAATTGTGCTACTTCTTGCACACTATAAAATTCTGTACCATATGCAATCAATGTAGGTGTGGTATAGTAATCTTTAGCTACTTGTACACTCAAACCTTGAACCGATACTCTATCATAACTACCGTTGATTTTTGGTAATAACACATTAAAATATGCATTGGTTTGGCTATTGCCATATACCTTATAATAACCGTTATCTGTTAGTTGAATCACTACTCCGCTATATACAATACGGTCAAACGGTTGGTTATCATATAGTAATACTTGGTAACTCTCATCCGGGATCAATAAACTACTGTTGTTACTATTAGCTGTTGATTTTTCAACATAAAATTTCAATAAAGTTTTATCGCTAAACCCTGCAAGACGATATACTAATCGTACATCTAAATTCTTTAATAAAGTAGTAATGTTAGTAGTTGCATCTACCCCTACTTGTTTTTCAAAGTCAACAATCCAATTGATATAGCTGGTCTTAGCAATACCACTTCCGTATATTTGAATGTCACTTAATACTAAATGGCTTCTATCATTAACTAGATATTGATTAAATTCTTCATTGTATTTGTAATTGTCTACGTCAACACCCAAGTTAAAGAACTCGGCTGGTTTAGTTAGTGCTAATATACGCATCAGGTCAAAAGGCCAACTACTGCTTCTACGATACGAGAACTCAGCCGGACCCACATCGCCAACTTTCCAATCACGATTAAATGAGGTGTTGCTATAGTTACCTACTATAGCATTAAACGGTGATACTAAATTGCCTGCACTATCTACTGGTAATACTTCTAATAATTCTGGTCTAATTGCTTTTGGTATTACAACTGGGTTACCGTCATTCCAATCAATACCCTGTGATAGGTCGCCCCACAATACTAAGTTATCACTTGTATACGGTGCGGCACCATATCGGCTTGTCCACCAACTAGGCATATTTTTGTAGTCAATCATTTCCCAAGGACTAGTATTTGGATTACTAGTGTCATAGAAGTATTCATATATACCTCTCCAATAACCTTGCGGGATAACACTGCCATTTATCTTATTACCAGATTGATTGTAGTTATATGTATATTGATTAGTAGAATTGTAAAATTGTTTTTTATAATTAATTCTATTTTGACCAACCCAATTTAAGAAACTACTAGAGTAAATTTCTAATATTTCATCATAGCTATAATCAGTGTCTCGGAAGAAGCCAGGTAATACTTCATATGCCTGTATTGGTATGGTATTACTTAGTTTTAAGTTATTATATATACGAGTTTCAAACTCTAATAAAACCTGATCTCTAAAATCAACTAAACTACCATTTATGTAGTCGCCGTATAATTTAGTATATGATCCGTCGTGTCCTACAATAAAATATGTAGGTTGATTGTAATTACTATCTAATGTAACTGATGGAATTGTTGCTGGGTATAATCCTAACTTAGTCGGCGTATTTGGAACATAGCTACCATATGTTTGATTATATTCTTTAATAGTAATTTGATCACCGGCTACCAAATCCGTTGTAATTGTTAATGACGGAGTGTCAGTACTCACCGTATAATCGGTGTTACGTATTAATTGTGTTACTATTCCGGATGAGTTGGTTAAATAAACCAAAACACTATTATAGTTTGCGGTCGCAAAATTGTATATTTGACTTAAAGGATATATACTGGTATCTAATGCATTTGCAAAACTGTATGAGTTGATAATGTATGCCGCTTTACTTGGCAACATATCACTCCAAAAGAATGAATTACTATCTGTTTTAGATGCAGAAATTTTATCTAATGCATCATCTAACATTGTTGACGCAGGTGTTGCAAAATTGTAATCAGTAGAATTAACCGTATCTACTAACAATGTTTTAAAGGTAACATATTCTCTACTATTAAACAATAATGCATTAAATAAATTGTGATTTTGTTTACGCAAGAATGTGCCAGGTAATACTAAACTTGCACTATTTTGTATAATAGCGTTACCATATGGCACTACATTGCCTAAATCACGATAGTTATTAGAACCAAATATTGTACCTGTTGTGTTTGGATTATTGTAGAAAATACTTTGATATTGTCCTCTAATATCACCAACATTGACTACTGTAATATCTCCATTTAATGGATTGTTATTTAGATTAGTTGGTATTTGATAATATGCAGTTGGACTAACTTGATCACTCAATAATAAAATTTCAACAACGGTGTCTTCCAATGGATTGGGTACACTAAATTCAACAATAGTTTGATTAGAAGTAATTGTTACTGTATAATCACTTGCAGACTGTATACTATTATTAAGATATAGTTGTATAGTAGGCCATATACTATTGTCGTCTGCTAATTTTGCAATGTCGCAAGTATAAGTTGTAGTTGGATTATTAGCATAATAATTAAATTCAAATATCTGATATTGCACACTAGGTGCAACTGCTGTTTGCCAACCCAATTGTCTTGTGTAAGAAGTCAAGTCATTATAATTATAAACATAACCAGTATTAACTTTTTGTGTTTTTGGAGTTGTTCCGCTTACATAATCAAATGTATCTAAGTTTAAAGATACGTTAAAGGTAATGTCTCCTACATTGTCTACCGCACTATATAGTAACGGGAAGCCTAAGACTACATCGTCAATACCAACACCTATACCATATGCAAATAACTTATTACCTGCAAATGATGTTCCTACATATACCTCTCTGTTACCAAAACTTATATTATTTTCATCAAATATATCAAATAACGGTGGCTGATTTAATGTAGTTTTTTGTTGACCTAATATCCAATCTAAACCATCAAAGTAAAAATCTTTACCTTGGTAGTTATAACCTCTAAATGTAAAAGTTTGTTCAGCAGGCAATACTAATCCATCTGATGCTTCTGTTAAAGTTATTATTGGATTAGAACCTACTGAGATAGAACTAAATCTAGCAATATATATTTTATTTTTTACATTATCACGTGTGTCGGCAGCAAATACAATTCTTGCACCATCAAATATTGCGTATTCGTCATTCTGTTCATCGTTTGCAATTAATGATATTTCTTCTGTAGTGGTTCCGATAATTGTTGTTGATCCTACCCAAGTTACTGTCAGTGTAGTTGTACCACTAGCAGTAGAAATATCTGTAATTTGAGTTGTGGGAGGTAATTGACTAGGTCCATCTATAACTAAATCAGCAACATATTGACCAATTTGAAAAGAACCAGTAATATCAGTTGTAGGAATATCAATAGTAGTAGAGGTACCGGTCACTCCGGTAATTTCGACAGTATATGCTGTATAAACTTCTACGTCCGGATAATATACTTCTTGGCTAGCTACTTGCGTAAATGCATCGGGTGTTCTAAAGTCAATAAAGTCAATTGGTGCTTTGCCCACAATGCCTGAATTGAATAATTTTAAATTAGGATAAAATTCAATAATAGGACGTTTAGCTTTATTGGATGCCGTAGCATATATGGTTATTGAATCTGGATTATTATTATAAGTGGCAGTGGCAGTAATCACATCAATGTGGAACCAGCGATTACTTCTTGACCATGCGTTTTCATCTATGCTATTTCTAGCAATAGTAATATAATCAGGTGTCACCGGTACATATAAATTGCTATCATAGTTACCCACATCATACGGTAAAGTATCGTATGGTATATAAGATCCTGCAGTAAAAGGTTCTGGTGCAATTAAATCAGCAACCTGAACTAATTGGATTGCCGACCCTACACCTTCAACATAATATTGAACATTTTCATAACTTGTTGGATATATATCACCCGAGAAAATTACTTTTAATCCGTTTGTAAATACAACACCGTTCGGTGATGTATAGTTAGCTTTGCCAATCACATCTGTTAATATATTAATGGTGTTAGTTGTGTTGCTGGCAATAAGCTTAATTTGACCAACTTTGTTACTAGACGTACCATCTTGATAGTATAGTGTATCTAATAATGAACTTAAATATGGTATTAGTTCTATTGTGTCGGTGGTGTTTAAATAGAAACTTCTGCCAATCCACTCAGTACCATAATTTACAGTAATTTTTTCTTCAACTGGTATAGTGCCAGTATTAACTAATCTAATAACTGGATTTGTTGGATCACCTTCATACGTTATTGTATAAAAAGTAGAAAATACATCAGTATAGTATCCACCTTCATAATTATTAAAATCTACGCTAGAACCAGGTGGGGTATACGAGGATCCTCCGTCTTCATCATATGTTGTAGTATCATAGAATTTTGAAATAAAGCCTTGTTCATTCGCAACCCCGGTATCATAAAACATTACAGTAAGACCTTCTAATGAGGTGATACCATCAATACCATTAGTTAGACTACTAACCAATACTCCATTAACATCATCATATGGGAGTGTTGACACTACATCAACACGATTATTGCCAGGGAAAATATATTCATCTTGTGCATTTTTAAATGGTACAGTAAATGTCACTACACCAACTTCAGTACCATTATTATCTACTCCTAATACTTCACGTGTTTGAATGTTAGGTTGTGTTGGGTCAAATCCAGTTACCCCAGGAGCACCTTGAATCCAAAATTGACTATCTTGGTTTACTGAAAAACGATAAGTACCGCCACGTAGTAAAGTTAACGTTGGATTAACTGAACCTTGAGATGCGCCGTCAGCAACTACAAGATACCCATTAGATAAGCTAGTGATAGTGTAGTCAGTTGCATTGAAAACAGTTTCAGTACTAATTGTAACTGGGGCTGGGCCTTCAGCTAACCAATAGTATTGGTTAAAATTAATAATCTTATCTAAATTAGTAAAACTATCCCAAGAATAAAACTGACTAGTAAATAGTCTGTTGTTATCATTTGTTACTGCACCTTCTAATTTTAACCCATCTATAATGCCAGGATAGCTAAGAAAATCTTGTGCTACATTTGTGTCTTTTTTAAGAAACGTGACTCCAGGATCAAGTTGATAGTCCGTACGTGTTTTATTAGGTTCTATTACATACTTGTCTTTAGCATTAACCCCATATCCAAATTTACTACCTACATAACCTTCAATTTTTTTTGTATTTGGTTGCGCTACCAATTGATCCAAAGTAGCATTTAAAAATTGACTATTAGTTGTTGTTTTAAATATTTCAGGTAGAAAATTTAATGTTCTTATTCTTGTTGCCATCGTTTCTCTCTATGGTTATATTATACTTATGCTATTTGTAATTCTGCAGGAGTAAGCGCGGCAATAACTACTACGTCATTTGCTGTTGCACCGTTAGCAAATATTTCATACGGGGCAGCCTTAATTTCATACAAGTCACCAAAATTCATTGTAGGGTCGTTAGGTACTAGCACAGCAGAACTTATTAACTCACCTACTTGCGAATGCAAGTACGCACTCAATTCGCTGAAGTAGAAAGTATCTCCAAATGTCCAAAAATTAATATTGAAATAATCGTTCATTGCAGAAAGAACTGCACTTCGAATTTCACTATCACTTGCATTAGTAGAAGATGATTTAATAACTTTAACTGTGGCTCTTAATGCTGTTGGAGCTTTAGGTCCAAACAATGGCAAGAACACAACACTATTTAAAATTATACTATCACTTAACATCTTATAATCATTTAATGTTCCGTATGCTTGTTGCAATTCATTAATAGTAGGACGATCTGGTTCAATTACTGTGTTAGTAGTATCTTGAATCCAATTCTGATATGCAGTATAATATGCCTGTGTAACTAGATACAAATCAATAATGTTTGTAGTTGCAGGGTCAATACGTGTTGTATTATTACTATTATGACGATATTGAAACTGCAACCCTTGACGACCTGATTTCATACTATATTGAGGTTGTTCAATAACTAGGTAATACGGAGTGTTAATCGTTTGGTCTTGTATAGTTGTGTAGAATAAATTATCAGTATATGCATAGAATAATTGACCCTGAGGATATTCATACTTAACTATTTCAATTTGAGTTTTATTTGCATATTGATAAACAACCTCACCTGATGCTATTAATTGATAGCGTGATAAATTAACAGCATCTTGTATTAATTCAAAGAAAGTATATATACCAATATTTGTGTTACCATTGACATATCCAGTAACTTCAGTAAAGAAATCTGGGTTACTAACAATAGTTCTATCATTAACATCAATGCTAGCTACTTCTACTTCAAAGTCATTTACATAGCCATCACTCTCTATTGTCTGTCCAATAATACTTACTGGCACTGCATTTGTTAATGGATAGTTACTACCGGGCTGTGTGTTGGTAGTTAATACTTTTACAAAATCTTGTAATACTTTACCTGTAACAGGGTCATATACCAACTTACCACTTTCGTATGTAAATCTAGTGTCGGCAACACTACCAAAATAATATGCTAAAGAACGATATGCTACACTATAACGGTTATTACCTACACTTTGTAAATTTACAAAATAGTTACTAGCATTATATGCACCAATACTCCAACGATCTTGCGCTACTGTTAGACTGTTATTGAATATCAAACTAAAGCTTTGATTTAATTCCATTCTAACAATACATTCCTGTAACACTAAATTAGGCAATGAATTGTCGAATGCAGGAATTATTGTAGATACAATTGCGCCCTGCGGCACATACCCATTTAATGTTATCGGACCGGTACCATTACTAAAAGCACCCTCACCGTTATTATATCCGTCACCCACTACATTTAACACAGTAGTCCAAATGTATGTGGCATCTGATGGGCTTGCAATGCCGGCTACTAAGCGATTGTTATTATTAAAATAATAACCACTCGGGGCGATAAACTTAATCATTGCACCTTTAGTTACATATTTCATATTATATGATGAATACGTTCCTACAGAAACAGGTACATTAGCACTTCCATTTATATTATAAAAATATCCAGTTAAACTATTAGTGTCAACTGTTTCTTCTTGCCAATATACTGTGTTATCACCCGATGCGGCATTGACACTGTAACGTGTATAATTTTGAATGTAATACTGTCTTGCTCGATTGTCTGCTAGCAATGAAGCCAATGTATCTGTCAAGAAAGTAATAATATCACCAGAACTATTAATAGTTAATAACTCATTGCCATTAGTGCTATCTTGGTACATACCACCATCACTTGCAAATGAATTGGTACTGGAGTATTTTCCGGTAGGATCTAACAGGTCTAAGTTTTTTGATACACCAACAGAACTACGGTTAATAGCTTTGCTTTTAATAATAGAACTGTATAATGTATATGGGAAATTGTTGTAATCTTCACCATTAACCATTCTATTCTGTGTGTAGTAGCGAGTAGGGGCACGTTGTTTAATGTTTGCTAATGTTTCTCTTGCCTGTGCGTTTGACACTGGTGTCTGTAATTCTAATCCTAATGTAAGTGTTTCTGTTCGTCCTACTCTACTAATATAACTTATTGAAACTGATAGATTCTGCATTTCAGTTGGATCAATCGTATATGTCAATGCATTACCTGCACGTACATATGCTCTAAATGTTCCAACTGGAATTTCGGAAAATACTCCATCACCAAAAGTATAACTAACTTGGTCATTAAATCTGCTAGCTACAGCAAATATTCTACGAATACTACTTTCAGTTTGAAGGTAAGCATCCGCATATACATTTTCTACTTTATTCCATAATGTCCTAGTAGTTGTATTACTATTATCGGTACTCAACTGATATAGCCAAGTATCGGTGTTGTTGATACCTTGAATATCAACATCAACTACTTGATTACTAATCTGTTGTGCTAAATTAAAATCGTAAGTCTGTAGATTTCCTTGTTTAAAATAAAAGAAGAAACCTGTATTTGGACTACCGTAACCTAATTTATCGTTACGATATAGCATATTAAAACGTCCGCTAGGAGCAGGAGGAATTTCATATACATAATCTTCATCTAAACTAGTTACACTAACTAATTCAAAATTCATTGTAGTGTTATCTACTGTAGCACTAAACGGTATAATTGGCAAACTAGTAGATGGAATATTAATAGCATATTCATCAGTCTTAATACCTAAAATTTGTGAGGTATTTCCTGGACGACCAACACGTTGACTATTAACTAGTGTTGCATTTATTACTGTATTAAATTGCTCTAGCCAATTAATATTTGCAGGGTCATTCCATAATACTGTTTGATTACTTAAATTAAATCCATTTAAGTCAGTAATATTTTCACTTGTTTGAATACTTACTACTTTGATATAGCCCTGACCTGCTAAATTACGTTTAGGAGTATAGCTAACCAAGTTTGCTAGTTTAACAACACTATCTCTACGTTCCGCAGTATCAATAAAGTTTTCACGTGCGTTTAAGTCGCTACGGAAAGCTAAACCCTGACCCATAAAAGCCATAACGTCTAATAACGCTATAAACTCTGATGATTCAATATAATCATTGAATGTTTCCGGATAGTAAACTCTTAGATAATCTATGAAACTTTTGCGTAGTGTTTCATAGTCATATGAACGGAAATCGGCTTCACGGAAGGTTTGATAAATTGCCTTCCAATCGTTAACGCCGAATAGTGCTGATTGTCGTGAACTTGTAGCCATAATGGTATTCTCTTTTAAGTATTTATCTTAAATGAAAACCACACTTTTGGAAGATATTATTGAATAACTGCAGTACTTGTACTATTATTGAAGAAAACGCTTAATGCTTGTGCATTATTGAATGGGGTAACCGCTATTTCCATTTCAATTAATATGCCATTTTCTTGTGGGTAAGCACTAACGGTATTGACTATCAATCTCGGATCTTGATTTGCAACTCGTCTAAGTTCTGTTTCTAATTTGTTCTGTACATCAAACGTATTTGGTTCAAAAACAAAACTCCAAAGAGTAGTTCCGTAACCCGGATTCCCAACTTTTTGTCCCTGTTGAATATTCAATGCATTAATGAAATCTTGTATAACCAACTGCTCGTCCACTAGCTTAAACTTTTTGCCAGGAATCACTGGTTGTACCATAGAACCTACTCCACCAGCAATACCAGCTGGTAAATTAGTAGAACGGGGCTTGTTAGAGTTAATAGTACTGAAACCAATGTATGATGGCATATTTTATCCTATAACGTATTTATGCTATGCTGTTTCGCTCGTTTAGCAGTTCATATCCTTTTTTCTGAATTGCTAATAATTGTGACCTGTATTGTTGTGTTGTTTCGTATATTGCCCTGACTGACGGGTCACCTGCAGGTAAGTTATTATTTGCATTTTCATATGTTTCGGCAGACGCATTATATTGTGCTCTAACCGTTTTAGCTTCCTCGTTTAAAGCCTCTAATTTTGCATCAATTTCTTTATACTTTTCTTTTTTTGTATCAAGCGTAGACAGTCCAGCTTTATATGCATCTTCACTAACACCTGCAAAGTTTGGTTCCGGTATTCTAGAATCTCCAAGTATGTCTCTTGTCTGTGCGGTATCACGGGTATTTGTATTAATAGCTACTGTAGGTAGCTTTAATGAGTTTCCTCCTGACCCAGAATTTGGAAAAGAACTAACTAATGCTTGTAATTGTGATGCTACCCCTGTTGGCAATCCTTCAAAGGCTAAGTTAGATAATGTTTTCTTACCACTTTTTAAATCATCTAACCCTTTTGTTAATGCTCCTACTGCTCCTGTGGCTGCTGACAATGCACCAGATGATGCTAGAGGATTAATTGATGCTATATTAGATATACCATTTGTAATTGCGCTTGCTTGGCCGGCTAAAGCTGTGATGGCTGCTACCCCTGGTGCATTATTAACGGCACCGAAGGCATTGTTAACTACAGAAGCAACTACACCAGCACCACCGGGTAATGCTCCCAATCCAGTAGATAGGTTTGCTGTTATACCTGTTGCCGTTTTTAATAATCCGCTGGCTGCCCCTGTTACTGCACCTAATGCACCTGTTAATCCACTAGTTACTGAACCTAACGCACCTGTTATTCCTCCAGTAACAGCACCTAACACACCTGCTATCCCACCGGTTGATGGAGCCTGTGCGGCCGCTTGTGCTTTTTCTGTTATATCTTTAATATTTTGAGGTACTCCGGCTTGTAATGTAGGGAATGCTCCGGTGATGGCTGCAAATGCACTGCCTGCTACACCTTTAGCACTGTCTAATAATCCTGCTATTCCACCTATAGCTCCTTTAGCCATTCCACCTAATGCACCTGCAATACTACTTAAACCACCTGTTACGGTACTTGCTAAGTTACCAGCAAAATTACCTGCTGATACTAAACTGCTAGCTGACCCTAATACACTATTCAATGCACCTGTTGCCGCACCTACTACATTTGCCACTGCACCATTAACTGCTCCGGTTACTGCACTGGCTGCATTGCTAACTAAGTTTACTGTATTTTGTACTCCTACGGTAGATGCTGCCATTACTAAACCGGCAATTACCGTGCCTGATTCTTTTCCGGTAATTAATCCACTAGTGGTTAATGCTTTTTGTGCTATTTTTAATCCAACAACCGCTCCGGCAACTTGTGCCACTGGATTGTTTATATAAGAATTTAAATTTGTAATACCATCTTTACCCGTAAACATATTAGGAGTTAATACTTGCTGTACTGTTTTACCACTTTGTACTAAACTGTTGGCATATGCAGCCGTACCTGGTTTAATAATCTGGTTAACTTCCATTTGATTAAAAGTTTGTGCCATACCACCTACTACACCGACCGGACCCGATGCTGTTTCTACTACTCCTGCACCTAATTTAACTGCGGCGGCTGCCGGTCCTGTTGCGGCTAAGGTAGATAATTGACCAACCATTGTGCCTGTTGTATTTTTGTCTAATGCCGCACTAATTGCTGATGATGGTGGTACAGTAGATGCTACAGCAACACTTACTGGATTAGTTGGTGCTCCTGCACTAGCATTTGCTGCCGCAACTGCAGATGACGGTGCTGCCGGCAATGCCGTACCTGCATTGTTATCAACTTTAACATCAACACCTTGATTTGCGCTAGCCCACGGTGCGTGAGCAGGTGCTCTACTTACAATACTTAATAATTTACCCGGTGCGGCCGCCCATCCCTTAGTAGCATCATTCAATGTGTCAGTATGTGCTGTTAAAGGTAATGGTTTAACTTCTTGTGGTACCAAACTTGATGAACCTGTATTCAAGTTAATCTTACTACCATTAATGTATGTGACTGAATCGCTATAAAACGATGCGTCTGCACCGCTAGCAAAACTCATTTTTCCATCAACTTTAGTTGTGTATTTACCAGAGGCATATAAACTAAAATCTGTTCCAACTTTCTGTGTTGTTTCTTTTTCACTAATTACTGCAATTGTATCTGCATTTATATTCAATGCTTTACCGGCGTTAATATTAATATTGTTATCGGCGTGTAAATTTAAATCACCCTGAGTTCTTACATTAACAGAGTTAGTAGAGTACATATCAATAGTACCTTCTTTACCTAACTCAATATAACTTTGTCCATTTGCGTGAATGATAAACAATGTTTGACCGTCATCGCTCATTAATATTTGATGGCCTAAAGTACTACGTATTCTTACTAATTGGTCTTTACCTAGAATATCACCATCATCCATTACTAGAGTATGGCCTCCCCTACGTGCAACAACATTTAGTCCGGTTGGTTTATCACTAGAGGCGGCTGTTGCAATAGATTCATCTGTATAGCCACCTTCATATATGGGTCTACCGGGTGTGCTTACTCCCCAACCAACACGGCTTGGACTTTCACGTTGTGCAGATGACCCGATTACACCTCTAATTGGATCTCTAATCAATCCTTGTTGCGCTAATATACTAGCGGCATAACTATGTACAGGTTTGGCATCTGTTAAGTATTTGCTACTATTAACAATACCTTCATTATTTGAATTTATATTGACTACAGGTAATCTTACTGCCCCACCTAATCGTGCCGCCTCACCGGCGTTAGGTACAATATTATCACTACCTCCAATAGCAGGAACCATATGCAACGAGTCTGCTGGAGGTATAGCTCCTATATAAAATCCATAATTGGGATCACCGTTAATAAACAAACAAACTACTACTGTACCAATATCAGGTGGACTATTCCACATACCATAGCTATTTGGATTTTTAGTATATTCTCCAAATCCAGTATTGTTACCAGTAGGAGTAGTTGCACCAAAGAAAGGTGATAGATAGTTAACAGTAACCCAACTTGAGTTGTTGTCCGGATTTTTTCCACCAAGCTCTTTTAAATATACCTCTAACCGTCCGGAACGTGTTGGGTCAATATTATTTTTAACAACACCTAGTAGAGGGGTGCTACGTATAATACCTCCGCCGGCTGTAGGCAGTGTTGATTTAGTTACACCTCTTGGTTTAAATCCGTCTATTGACATATAGTTTCTCTAGTTATTATGGACCCAAGCCTATGCTTAAGTCTCTATTATTTATAGGAGCAATACCCGGTGGTTCTTCTTCTTCTCTACCACCCTGTGCTGACGGAGTTACATTAGTTGTACCAGTACTAGCATCATCATCTGCTACATTTTTCACAACAAATTGTCCACCATTAATCTGTGCCCCGGCTGAGCTATTGGTTGCTTCTCCACCAAGCCCAGGAGGTGCAGATACGTTGTTGCTACCTCCCGTAGGGGATGTTATTGAATTCATCGGCGGGTCACTTCTGTTCAATGCTATTTGATTTTCCGCTTGTTGTGACGCAATATTAGGATCCAATCCTGCCAATTCATCCGGTAATAATCCAGTTACTCCGTCAGTAGAGCCATTGGCATTAGTTGTAGCAGTTGTCCCTGCTTGTGAGGTAGATTGTCTAACATCTGAACTATTCAGTGCATCTCTTGTATTATTTTCTCTAGTTGCCCCTGCTTTTTGATCGTCTTGTTCCGCTCCTGGGAATGTGTAAATTCTACCCTTAAGTTGTTGTGTAAATTTACCACGACTAAAATCACTATCTACACTAATAAGCAAGTAGTGTATACCTTTTACATTTTTTACACTTTTTGGATATTTCCAAAATAATAACGATTCGTTAATACTCATTAATCCATCTTCGTTTTTATAATCAACACCTTCTTTAAAATTTATTTGTATAAAAACTTGACCACCGTTAGCATTAATAGTGAACCCATCTGGACCATAAAACTGACTATACACTTGATTCAATGATCCGGACGAATCACTCATCAAATAATCCGGATCACCCATAATACTTACTTTTGCTTCTGCAAAACCTTTTGGATCAAATAAACTAGTTAGATATGAGTTCTGTGGGCCCAATCCAACATCGGGGGCACCTTGTCTAGGTTGATTATCGTGTCGGTCTGTAACCTGTGACACATCTATTTCACCACCATGTGAAGCAGGATCATTAGACGGATCCAATGCAACCATGTAATATGCATTGTTTAATACCTGTTCATAGCTTATTACTTCTGTGTTTTTACCGGTGAACCAATAATCATAAATTTTATGTGGACCATAATAATTTGAAGTTTTATGTATATATGGGCTTATTGCAGCCGGTGTTTCATATGGTTGAATTACATATGTTATTTTATATGCAAAATCATTTCGCTTGGTATCCCATTCTAAACACTCAACTCTAGAACTTAAATTATACCATTTAATTCTTGCTGGATTTTTCTCTTGCTTTTCAGCATCACTACCGGTATTACTATCCAAACTAGTGTCTTTAAGTATTTTCATTGCATCAGACAAATATGTACTTTGTTTAATAATATCACTGATTGCCTGTAAAATACTAGTATCATTAGAAAAAGTAATTGTTCTTTTGGTAAAGTCCGGATTTCTACTTTTTAATGCAGTAGATTCATTTGATTCTGCTGTGGTTGTTGCATTTCCCATTGGCAACCGTGAAGGGTCAATACTAGCTACATCAACCAATCTAGCAGTCTTGATCGAGTCTGCATTTCCAATATATTCAACATAATATTCGTTTGGTCTACTAATTTCTTGTTTATCATATCTATCTTGTTCGTTTTGATTCAACACTTTCATCAAACTTTTTATCCCAGGACCTCTGCCATTTAATGCTTCTTCCACTGACGAGGCCACAATATTTTGACCATTACTTATTCTGCCACGTTTAACACCATATGCGGTGTCTGGCGCAAGTGAGTTTGCTTCAATTTTATATGTTGATATTTTTCCATCAAGCGTAAATTTCATGTTAGTAATAACACAATCATAAAATCTTTCAAATACTCCACTAGATATGTTTGGTTGTTTAGTGTCAATAATGCCACTATCTTTTGCCGATAGCAAATTGCCATTGATATCATATCCTTGAAATCTTATACCTAAAATATAAAACTGTTTTAATTCATTTGATACCTGAGTATAATTTTTTATTCTACTACGTTGTTGTAGGGCTGATGATGCTTGCCGTAATTTAGATATAAAAGAAAATCCATATGGTTCATATATATTGAACGATAGTTTTGTTGTGTTAGATTCTGTTGTTGTATCCGGTCCTTGTATGGCATTTTTTATTTTTAAATCATCTATGTAGAAATCTAACTCAAAACCCGGTGCACGTTTATTACCGGTAGGACTGTTAATGCCACCACTTTGTGCTATTAAAAATGCACCGCCGGTATCTTGATTAGCCAAGACATTAATATTTTTTCTACCCGAATCCGTAAATGCACCGTATGCATCGGGAGTTATCATATATAAACTGATTTGATATGTATAGCTTGCAAAATTACCTAAGGGATTATAAGTGCGTTTACCCGGTCTAGTTCCTACTACTCCCCCTACACCTGTACTTGGTTTTGGTCTGTCTGCTGTTATGGTTATTGTGCCTAATTCGGTTGGTGTACTAGAATCAGGCGGAGGTGTAGTGTTCGCTATTTCGGCCGCGGCAGTCTGTTTATTATAACTGTTATCATCATCAGGAGGACCGGTTAGAACATTACCTTCTACTGACATTTATAATCCTAACAATTGTTTTAATAAATTTGATTTAGGCAAATATATACCTACACCTGTTACAAAATCAAAATATGGATCTTTTAATCTATTTGAATTTCTTGCGGCAAATACCCACCATAATCTGCTATCAGCATATAAGTCATATGCTAATAAGTCAGGGCGATATTCATATACCATAGTGATTTCCCAATAGATATCAGATGGTTGTTTAACAATAGGTCTATCTATCATTACATCTAAAAACTTACCATTAACTACATCAGTGTTGTAATATGGACTTGTTGCTGGATAAAGTGTATTGTTTGCCATTACCAAATTCCTCCGCCATCTCGTTTACTGCCTTGAAGCAATGTACCAGTAGCATATTCTCTTAAACTAAACTTAGTGCTTATATCATTTCTTGTAACAATCGGATTAGCTGTCAATGTTATTTGCATTTTAGTAGGTACATATGTTGGTTGTGTATTTGTCGCCTTAGTGAACCTAGGTGCTGCCGCTCCTCCGCCTGCTACTAGTCCATTTGCACCTAATCTACGACAAGATACTCCATTATCTACTAACCCTGGTTCTTCTTGGTATTGATACATAGCGGCATCAACCCCCGGTTGTAATGTTGGACTACCTGCACGTATATAGTCCACATCATTGGGTAGGCTATAATTAAAATTAGTTATAACTAAAGGATGCTTGTCAAACTGAAATTCTCCTAATCCAGAAAGATAACACAATGGCGGGGGTACTCCGGGTCCGGGCTGTTGGTCTTTACCATAAAACATTTTAGTGACACTACGGAAGAAATGTATTACTGCTAATAAATAATTTGCTTCAAATGAATCTTGTGCGGTAAAGTCACACGTGATTGTTAATTGGTCTACACTACTATTCTTATATTGAAATAGTTTGTAATTGCTGTGTACTAGATCCGATGGTTCATAGTGTGCGGCATAGTTAACAGATATACTTGGTGTGTATGGGAATACTACACCGTCAGTCTTTTGTAAATATCCTAATATGCCAGGATTCTCTGCTTTATATAAGTAACCGGCATCAGGGGCTAAACTTAGTCGTACACGCCAATCACCTTTTGTTTTTGCATTTTCTGCATCTTGTGTAATCTGTCTGGCTCTAGCGTTCTCAACTGACCCTTGCAGACCTTGCATTCCACCATATGCACCTATTATATCTTGTTCTGTGCGTGGTAGGATTTCACCATTTAATGCTTCAGCTTCCAGTCTAGCTTTTTCAATTGCATCGTCTACATTAATAGTTGCCGGTGCAGGATTCTGTATTGTTTCACTACCCAGATTAGTATTTGGATCTGTATTTGGATCAACAGTTAATTGTCCACGTGACAGTTGTTCGGTATCGTTACCTACATTAGTATTTGGATCATTAGCGGCTACTGTTAAATTAGATAGTTGTGATTGTAAACTAGCCAAAGAAGTCTGTGCAAAAAACAAACTTCTTTCTAAATTAGCAATTACTGCAGGGTCTGGATTAGGTGACCCTGCAGCCTGATCCAATTGAAGTTCTAATGATGCTACTTGAGCCGTTGCTAAAGCAATATCGGCTTCTAATTGAGCTTGTGATGCCATAATATGTTGTTATCCTTACTTATATTTATCGCTAAATAAAAGTGCTAATTTTACCCTTTTCACTAAAAAATTGTTGCTTTTCTGCAACTATTGTGTTACACTACATCAAACATACTAAGGAAACTATGTCACTACTCCCGGCTCCGCGTAAACCTGTCAACTATTTAAATAATAAAGACATTCTAAAAGAGATACACGAAAGTAAAAACGCATACTGCCACTTTACAAAACCAGAATATCATCGCTATGACTTCATTGTAGATATGCCCCAAGCTCCAATTGAAGACAGTCTGGCATATGCTTTTAAACCCGAAACCATTCAGCAAGCAAAAGAAACACGTGCATTACGATTAAGTTTGGAAGCAGGAACAAAAGATTCAGTTTTACCCGATTCAATAGAATTAACAGATTTAGTATTTCGTATAATGACTTGGGATCATGTTCCAGTCGCACCAAAACAACCCCGCAAAACAGTTAAAAAGAAAACAGCAAAGGATATATTTGAGTTTGAAGAACCAAACCCAGATGAGATTTTTGCTGACCTAGAAGATAATACTACCAAAGCTGAAGTAGATGATATGGTTCACGTTAAAGTAAACTTTCCACCATTCCAACATTATAAAATTGACAGCAACAACACATTCTATTGTGTGGGTAAAAGTCATTGGGAAGGTACTTTAGAAATAGGTAACTTCAATAAAGATCATGGCACTATTACTAATAAACTCGCCCGTATGTATATTATGATGTGCGAAAAATATGCAATGAAATATAATTGGCGTGGATATACGTACAATGACGAAATGCGTAACTCAGCTATCCTTCAACTAACATATGTTGGCTTACGATTCAATGAAGCTAAGTCTGCTAACCCATTCGCTTACTATACGGCTGCTATAACAAATAGTTTTTGCCGTGTATTGAATACAGAAAAACGTAATCAAAACATACGTGATGATATCTTAGAAATTAACGGTCTTAACCCAAGTTGGAGCCGTCAAGGTTCCGGGTCAAGTAGTACAGTTTACGAAGAATAATTTGTCCAATGGCATTGCGTTGCAGTGCCACTTCCTTTATAATCAACATATGAGTAATCTTTTCAAAAAAGCCGCTGTGTTCACTGACATTCATTTTGGTTTGAAGTCAAACAGCTTACAACATAATCAAGACTGTGCCAATTTTGTAGATTGGTTTATCACTAAAGCTAAAGCTGAAGGATGTGAAACCTGTTTCTTCTTAGGTGATTATAATCATCATAGGGCAAGTATTAACATTCATACGCTACAATTTGGATTACAAGCATTAGAAAAACTAAGTGTAGCCTTTGATAGAGTTTTCTTTATCCCAGGTAATCACGATTTATATTATCGTGATCGCCGAGATATTCATAGTGTTGAGTGGGCTAAACATCTACCCAATCTTACAATCGTTAATAACTTCTTTAATGAAGGTGATGTAACTATTGCGCCATGGCTTGTCCAAGATGATTATAAAAAGATTCAAAAATTAAGTGGCAAATATATGTTTGGTCATTTTGAATTACCGTACTTCCATATGAACGCTATGGTAGAAATGCCCGATCACGGTGAGATTAGTGAAGACCATATGATTGGTTTTGATAAAGTATTCAGTGGTCATTTTCATAAACGTCAAGCACGAAAGAATATTTGGTATATGGGAAATGCCTTCCCACATAACTATGCAGACGCAGGAGATGATGCTCGTGGTATGATGGTGCTAGAGTGGGGAAGTGAACCACAATTTTTTAGTTGGCCACGACAACCGCTATACCGTGTATATAAACTTAGTGAAGTATTAGAAAACCCTGAGGGCTTGCTATTGATTGACAGCCATGTTAGAGTACATCTTGACATTGATATTAGTTATGAAGAAGCTAACTTCATTAGAGAAACATTAATCCCAGAACATAAACTAAGAGAGATGGCGTTGATACCAATGAAAATGGAACAAACAGAAATCGCAGGTTCAGATGGATTACGGTTTGAATCAGTTGACCAAATCGTCATCGACCAAATTAACTCTATTGAATCAAATACTTTTGACAAAAAATTATTGTTGGACATTTATAATAACCTATGAGCATTACCCTTAAGAATATTACCCTTCGCAATTTCCTTTCAATCGGACAAGTAACACAAGCCGTTAGTTTTGATAGACAAGATTTAACACTTATTCTAGGTGAAAATCTAGACTTAGGCGGTGACGGTGCTCGTAATGGTACAGGCAAGACCTCCCTCTTGCAAGGGCTATCTTATGCCTTATTTGGTGTTCCGATCAACAGCATTCGTAAAGATAATTTAGTTAACCGTACAAATGGTAAAGCTATGATGGTTACACTAGAGTTTAATGTAGACGGGGTTGAATATAAGATTGAACGTGGTCGTAAACCAAACATTCTTAAGTTCTACGTAAACAATGATTTACAAAAGAACACAGACGATGCACAGGGTGAAAATAAAGAAACACAGCAAGCTATTGAACGGGTGATTTATATGAGTGCCGATATGTTTAAACACATCGTTGCGTTGAATACATATAGTGAACCATTTTTAGCACTAAAAACAAATGACCAACGTGCTATTATTGAACAACTACTTGGTATTACTTTGCTTAGTGAAAAGGCTGAGGTCATTAAGAATATGATCCGTGATAGCAAGGATGGTATTCAAGCTGAAGAATATCGTGTTAAAGGTATTGAAGAAGCCAACAAACGTGTGGCTGAACAAATTGAAAGCTTAAAGCGTAGACAAAAATTGTGGCAAGCAAAGCACAACGAAGATTTAGCTAAATTAGTTACTGATTATGATGACTTATCAAAGATTGATATTGATGTTGAGTTGTTCACACACAAAGAGTTGGTTGTTTGGAATAAACAAAAAGAACAACAAGATAATTATAATGCATTAATTGCTCGTTCTACTGCTTGGCAACAAAAACATGATACAGATGTTTCAATAGCACATAAAGCTTACTTACTTAAAAATGAGTATGATATTGATACTGAAATTAAATTATGGAATGATTTAAAAAAATGGCTTCACGATGAGGCTGACCAAAAATCTATAGCAACCATAATTGATACTTTAACCAAAAGTATTACAAAAGAAAAAAAATTAATTGATAAATTGGTTCGGGAAGTTAAAGAACTTGAGGATCATAAGTGTTATGCTTGTGGTCAAGACTTCCATGATGATAAGCATTTAGAGGTCACATTAGAAAAGACTACTCTACTTGAGAACGCACGTGCTGAATTAGTTGAGCTTGAAAGTAAATTGTCAATCAATCAATCATTAGTTACTGAATTAGGACCTAAGCCTATTCCTTCATATAAAACTGAAGCAGAAGCTATTCGTCATAGCGGTGATGTGTCTAACTTAAAGAAAGTTTGGGAAGATAAGAAACAAGAATCTAATCCATTTAGCGAACAACTAAGTGAATTGACTCCGTTGGTGTTAGGGTCTCAACCTGTCACTCATTATGATACAGAAGCCGAAGCAATTGAACATCGTTCTACCGTTAACAGTTTATTGAATCAAATTACAAACAAAAGTAATGAATCAGACCCATATGCTGAACAAGTAGTTGAAATGGAAAGCAACGCATTACAGGCTATTGATTTTGATAATATTAACAAATTAACACGTACAATGGAACACCAAAAGTTCTTATTAGATTTGTTAGTTAGCAAAGATAGTTTTGTTCGTAAGAAGATTATTGACCAGAACTTAAGTTACTTGAATCAAAGATTGACACATTACTTAGATAAAATTGGTTTACCTCATCAGGTTATCTTCCAGAATGACTTACAGGTTGAGATTACCGAGCTCGGTCGTGAGCTTGACTTTGACAATCTAAGTCGAGGTGAGCGTAATCGTTTAATTCTTGGCTTAAGTTTTGCGTTTAGAGATGTATGGGAATCGTTGTATCGCCCGATCAATACATTGTTTATTGATGAGTTGATTGATAGTGGTCTTGACACGATGGGTGTTGAGAACAGTATTGCGATTCTTAAAGATATGAGCCGACGCAGACAGAAAAGTATTTGGCTTGTGAGTCACCGTGAAGAATTAGCAGGGCGGGTACCTAGTGTTCTTAAGGTGATTAAAGAGAATGGATTTACTTCATACTCTACCGCAGTCGATACAGAATAATTTCAAAGAGACACAGAGACAGATAAGTATTAACATGACTTCACCACAAAAAGCAAAAGGATCTGGTTTCGAACGAGAGGTAGCAAAATTCCTCTCAGTATTATATGGCGAGAGCTTTATAAGAGCACCTGGTTCCGGAGCTTACATTGGTGGTAAAAATCAACACAGAACAACAGTATTACACGAAGGTCAAGTACGTTCTTTTAAGGGCGACATTGTTCCCGGTCAAAGTTTTAGTAAAATGAACATTGAATGTAAGTTCTATGCAGATTTTCCTTTTCACTTACTACTTTCAGGCGACTGTAAAGTAATAAATACATGGATTGAACAATTAATGGATGTTGCCGAAGAGGGTGATGTAAATTTATTGTTTATGAAGTTTAATAGAAAAGGTCGTTATGTTGCCGTGCAATGCGGCTCAACTTGGATAACAGACAATTTTGTCTATTATTCGTCAAGCAAGTTTGGCGATTGGTTAATCGTTGAATTTGATGACTTTTTCAAACACAACAGTACATTATTAAAAACCTATTCAGGTACACCAGACACCACGTCAAACCCAGCTGTTATTAATATCCCAACAACTTAATTAAAATAAAAATCTGTTGTCTGAGTTTGTCAGACCTCCTTGAAGATGCGGTTAAACGCTGATGGATCTGGAGTAAGCATAGTTAGTGATAACTATGGAATACCGAGAGGGCAATCGACAAAGCGAACCCTCAACAAGCTCACCCTTACTTTATCTTTGCGGGGTGAGAAGTGCGTTGCTGAAGAATCAATTGAAAGACCATTGATAGCTTCACTACAGTCCCATAACTTTACAGAGCAACCGGTAGCGTTTAGTAGCAACAAATAGCTAATTAGACGGGGAAAAGATAACAAAGGATGACGGGCATGGCAAATACCCTTAACCATTGGTAGTGCTGAATAGCACTACCATGGCTTCAAAGCGGCAATATAATCCTTATATTATAAAGAGTAAAAAACAATAATTAACCGTAAAGATTAAGAACGAACGAAGTGAGTTCTTAGATGAACGAAGTTCATCTTTACAAAGATATCCCGATGTGATAAATGAACAGTTACGGGATTAGTTAGAAGAATGGTAGCCCTGATTTCTTAGTTGTTTCTAAATTACTATTAATCAATTCACTTAGGTGCTTACGTTCATCCAAAGACATATTTAAAATATCTTCATAGGATATTCCACCTCTCATGTACCAAGATAAAGTTAATGCATTTTTCTTTATCTCAGAACATTCTTTTTCCATATCATCTATCAGCTTCTGTATCTCTTCAGGCTTTAAGTACAGAAGCCTTAACCGAAAAAATCAGACACATTTAATGTGAAGCTCTTTTCATATTCGTGTTGGCAATGGATACATTTGATTTTCAATGGTTTCAACTCAGCATCTTCTTTGATTTTTTCATGGTATTCTTTAATAGAGTTATATGCAATCTTGTCACAATTTTCTAAGAAATCCAAAATAAACTCAATGTTATCTACTATGGCTGATGGAGTTTTGATATACTCAATAGTACTAGCCAAAACTTTCATAGTCACATTAGTTATCATACTAAGTGCTTCTTTTGTTTTGTTTGCACGTTCAACTGGATCTTGTAGTGATTCAATGTTTGCAAACATTTTTTGCAATTCAAATTGACTTAAGTTGACCTGATTCATTTCTTTGTATGTTAATGGTTTGAATTTAATATAAAGATCGTTGACTAGTAACTCATCATTGTAATTGCCGGATTTAAGTGAGGATAGAATACCAACTAAGTTTACATTATATTTGGATTCTTCTTGGCAAGCTGGACAGCCGGTTTCAATCTCCATGTCATTACCATTGGATGCACTACGAATAGCAATCAATACAGCGTCCATATCAATACTATTAATTTTCCAAGGTTCTTTAATATCCGGAATACAGCTTTTTATTAGTTCAACTACGGCTGACCCATTAAACAATGCGTCTGGTGTTTTTGATGTGATATCGTCAATAGCTGTCATAGGATAAACGGGTAGTTCACCTGTTTCAGTTTGGTTAATAACTCCGGGTTCATAGAATTTTCCCTTGCTGGGCAGGGTAATATAAATGGCTGGTCTACGAAAATACTGTTTTAATGGGTTGTGTTCTAAAGTCATAAATTATCCTAAAAGATGGCGTTTGCCTAATACTAAATACAATTGAAACTATTTAGTGGGTAAAACATGGCTGATAATAATATTGATCCAGAATTGATTAGAGAATTAAGCGAAAAATACGAGTCTATGCGTGATGCTATGGCCAGTATGATTCCGGCATTGGTATTAAGTACTGCTTCTATTAATCAAATGCTAGCAGCCTCAAAAGGGCTGGCTGTCAGTGAAAAAGAGGGCAAAGAAGTAGTAGATGCATTGATTGAAAGTTTTAAAAACACAGCAAAAGCCGCAGATACCGAGACTAAAGAAAAAAACAATTCGACCAAACAATGGAGAAATTTAGAAACTAGTTTAAACAATGCAGGAGCAACCTTAAAGGCTTTTGGATCTTCATTAATTAATACTACTAATTCAATGTCCAAATACCAGTCGACCGTTAGTGCTGGTGCTAAAGGTATAACAGATTTAGTTGGATCATTTTTACCCCCTAATGCTTCTATTAAAATAAAGCTTTTATTTAAGGGTTTTACTGCAGTAATTGATGTATTAAGTTTCTTTGTAGGTAACGTATTCAAGCAAAATGATGCGATGATTAAGTCCTACGATAGCTTAAGCGAAGTAGGTGCAACAAGCGCATTAACTACCAATGACATTAGAAAATTAGGGCAGAATGCTGGTTATACATCCGAAAATTTAGACAAATTTACTGACATTACTAAAGATTTAGGATCTAATTTAATAGCTATGGGAGGTTCAGCTAGTAAAGGTGTTGTTCAATTTTCAAAACTTGCTACAGTAACACAAGCACAACGTGATGGTTTTAACAATTTAGGTATTAGCCAAGAGCAATATACAAAGTTACAAGCTACTTATATCAGGCAGCAGACTGCTGCCGGTATGATAATAACTAAATCAACTGAAGGACAACGTAAAGAAGCAAACAAATACATTGATTCGTTAGTTGAATTGGCCGCATTAACTGGAATTTCTGTTCAAAAACAACAAGAAGCGTTAGACATAGCTAATGCGGATGAGAACTTTAATCAGTATAAAGCCAATCAAAGTATGAAACGAGAAGCTTTATTAGAACAAGCGGCTAACGAACAAGATCAAACTCGTAAAAAACAACTCACCGCTCAAGCTGATGCTATTAAAGCTACAATTGACCAAAAAGATGCGTATGCAAAAGTTGCAGTAAGTACCATGAGTGCTGCCAATGCAGCCGCAGTTTTGCAAAGTATTTCAACTGACGGTGCAACTGTTTATACTGAATCTAATGCTAAATTATTAATGGCAGGTATTGATGTTGCTAAACACAATAGAGAAATGAATGCCGGTAGAAGTCAGGAAGTAGAATTATTAGAAGGTCAAGTTAAGGCTACTAGACGATTTAGTAAAATGTTTGGTAATGCCGCTAGTGCATTTGGAGAAAGCAGTAAAGAACTTCAAAAAGATTTTGGCGTTGATAATAAGATGCGTGAAACTGCCGCACAGTTTGATAAACTAAAAACTGAAGAAGGTAAAAAACAATTCTTAGCACAACGAAAATTAAATGCTGACGAAATTGCAGCCAAAAAAGCCGGATTAGGTCCTAAAGACGCTGCCAAAGACGCACAGAATGCACAGCTTGCAACTGAATTAGCATTTAGGAAAGGGCTAGATGAATTAACAGCAATAATAAGCGGACCTGTTACCGGTGGATTTACCTTGTTAATGAAAGCCACAATGTCGCTTGGTAAAACTTTTGCCAACTTATCACATATGTTTGGTGGACCTGATATACGACATTTATTTAAAACTCCAGAAGAACTTAAAAAAGATGTAGAAGATTTAACTAAACAAGCCAGTAAGTTAGAATCAGCATTAGCCAAAGAAGTAAGTTTAAGAGAAGCTAAAATTAAAAATGATGAAGAATCAAACAAAAAAGATAAAGAATATCAAGAAGCAAAAAACAAATTAAATGATATAGCAAAAAATAGACCAACTGCAAGTTCATCAGCAAAAGATATAGAGTCTTGGCAAACTCAACGGGTTGAACAAGATAAACTAGTTAAAAAGTTAGAAGCAGAACGTTCTGTTCTAATTAATAAAGGTTACCAAATGAAACGTGAGCTAGAATCACGAGGAATGGGACCCGGAGCAGGCACTGCATATGCTGACAAAATTCGCGGAGATCTAGAAAAGACACGTGCCGAATTAGAACAAGCTAAGAAATATGCAACTGATGCAGGTGCGGCTATAGCACCACCTGCGACTACCAGTGCACCAACACCACCTGCGACTGGTGCCCCAACACCGGCCGCGCCAACCGGACCCAAAACAGTAAAAGAGTTAGAACGTGATCAAGCTAGGGCTACTGCATCCAATAATTTGGGAACAAAAGTTGCCGGACGTGAAGATGATATACTTAAGAAAATAAATCTAAAAGGTGGTCAAGGTGGTCAAGCGGTTCAAGGTGGAAAAGCTGACGCAAAATTATTAGATATTGCTGAAAAAATTAATGAAATCTTACCCGAAGGAACATTTACAGCACTAAATGATAAATTCCATCAGACTAGGAAAGACGAGAACGGAAACTTAATACCTAGTAAACAC